ATCTGACACATGAGTAGTCGGTTCCTCCACTCCAGCGAATACAATGATGGAACCAGGAAGGAAACCCGAACCCATGACATGTAATGTAAACGAGGGATCCCCAATCGTTGCACTACCTGGATTAAGTGAAGTGATCTCCGGCACAACGACTGATCCGCTCGTTAACACTCGCGTAATAGCTTTATAGGCTTTATCTGCAAATTGGCTATCGGAGCAACACACGTCCAAGATCATCCTGATGAGACTCTTCTGCTCATCACTTACTTCTAATACCTGCGAATCGACCATCACTCCACCGAATGGATCTGAATATCTAGGGCGAACTACTTCCATGATGTCTCCTTATTCAGTGACCTGAATGACTTCAAAGGAACGCTCATCCCTGAACTGGGGAGCGAATATAACGAACTGGGGGGATTTATTGTCTGACTGTCCTGCCACTTCTGGTGGCGGCTCCATGTCCTTGATTACACCAGACATATTCCTAGCGATGGCCGCTAAGTCTTTCGCATCTGCGTAATCTAATTTCTCTTGAGTGATTGCATCCAACGCACCTCGAAGGACTCGTTGAGCCTTCTTGGAAACACGCGCCCTTGATTTATTGATATGTTGGATGATTGATTGTTTGGGTGTATCGTACGTAGTGGTGGATGTGGCACCATTCGCATACGCACTCACACTACTAGGAGAGATACCGAAATCCTTTGCTAGATCTAGTGCCGCTTGACGCCCCTCGATGACTGCCGTCTCACCTATGATCTTACGTAGGGAGTCAGGCACATTTACGTCACCCTCTTTACGCCCACGCGCGGGAGGCTCAATTACAACTGCGTCCTTAATTTCCTTAGTCTTTCCACCGTTTAATCTCTTAAGTTCTTCATCGAAGTGAAGATCTGATACGATTCCTATAGGCATAGGGATATCCATCACTCATTCGGATATGAGTGTGTGTAGATACTAAAAGTTTAGTAATGGATGGACGGTCTTTTCCGAGCCGTCGAGAAAGTGTATCATGGGTGTCAAGTCGGTCGGTCCCATAAGTCGTTTGGATGGAACCACTTAGACCCCCTTTTTCGGATGATTGATGGAACCAAATTGGGTTACTATATATTTTTCTTTCCATAACATTTCATTGGATCCTATCCCCCCGAGTAAGTGTGAGACTCATTTATGTAGGCATGGGTACCCCCCACCCGACATAGGTGTAGGATATGATAACCATGTATAGTATCGAGTGAAAAAGAAAGGGGGATATATAGTCCCCCTTGTTGTCAAGCTCTATCTGCCGTAGTAGTCTTCTGAGCCATCATACCAATCACGGCGAGCCTCGCGACGTTGGCACGACACACAAATGGACGAACGCGCACCACGCGGCAAACGCTTGTAGCAGATGCAGCACTCGGGAACGATACGACCGGACGAGTCACGATTGGGGCACGGGTCACCATTGGTGTGTCCACAACAGGGAAAATCTTCACATCTAGCCATTTGAGTATCCTCAAGGAAAGGGCTGGAAGGGATACACCCCACTCCAGCCCCAATCATACTATCGGTCGGAAGTGGTCTTCTCCACGGTCACCGACTTGGCTTCCGCCGACGTAACAGGCTTGAGAATCTCACGCGCATCAGCGATGGCACAGATGGACGAACCAGACTCAACGACCATCGAAACGCTGATGAGTCCGAGAGCCTTGGGAGAATACGAGTCGTTGAACTTGAAAGTCACGATGTAGTTATTCACAAGTCACCTATAGTCAATGTCAGACCGTAATTGATCTGACCTACATATCTTCTCACACTCCAGACCTTCCGCAACAAGTATTTTCAACTTTCTTTTCCCTTGACATCCCACATGATATCGAGTAGGCGAGAATACTAGCCATGGTTACTATCGTCGTGGCTATCGTATCCATGTTTACTACGACGGTCTTCGTACTACGCTCTTCGTACGAATGTCTTCGTAGACGAGCGCCCAGGACTTGCACCACGATATCCAGGGGTATAGCCTGTGCGTAAGCTGTGCATCAACCTGTGCCCTAGCCTGTACAGTTACTTGTCCGAGGATGCGCCTTCGGCGCCGCCACGTCGCTGTGCGCCAGTGCAGGCAATAATGAGACTGAGTCTCAGTATCATAGTTCCTCGAGCGTGCGCCAGACGAAATTTCGCTCCGCGAAATCCCCTTCGCTGTGCGCACCCTCGAGCCATTTTGAGACTGCGTCTCAGTCTCATCGGCTAGCTGGCAGGCCAGAAAAAAAGTTGCGGGCGAGGCAAAATACTTGTTGCGGCGGACCCGTCCTGATGTATGATTTGTAGGTCGGGATTGTCAATCAAGGCAACCGACAACGGAGTCAACGAAATGACAAAAGAGACGTTTGAAGCCAAGGCCGAAAAGGCTCACGGCAAACTGCTTCCCTCGCCCATCGTGTTTCAGGTGACCGTCGAAAAGTACGACGGCATCGAAGAGGTTCGTGCGGCGAACGACTACCCGTCCGACGCGGATGTCGTAGACTTCCTCAACGCCGCCCGCAAGGCAGCGGCTACGACTGCGGCACGCACGGCGGCACTCGAAGCGGCGGGCATTGTGAAGCCGACGCGCGACAACGACCCGCAGGTGCGGCTCAAGGAAATGGCGGCGCTGTTCAAGTCGAACGGCATGACCATGGATGCGGCTCGCTCGGCGGCTTCCACGGCTCTCGGTATCGAGTGGGAAGAGTAACCCACTGACCTACTGCCGGCCCACAAAATATCGTGGGCCGGCCCTTTCACTGACTGGAGTATCCAATGGCCCTACCCAGAAACGCCCGCCAAGTTACCCTCTACGTGCGCGACGAGAAAGTCTACAGGGCTGTCCAGCGTAAAGCCGCCCGCGAGGGTAAGGCAGTCTCCACGCTGCTGGATGAATGGATGCGCGCATACCTCGCGGGCACGCCTGTCGAATACACTCCCGAAGACCGTCCCCTGTACTTGGGCTGACCCAGCCTCCAAGCCTACCCTCCCGACAGTTTATTCGACATTTTATCCGGCAGCCAGGGGTTAAGCCTGTGCGCCGCCTGTGCGCGTGCCTGTGCAGTTTAGCCAAAAATGATTGCGCTAAAGCGCATCCGCTACGCTGTGCAGGGTCAGGGCAGGCTATTCACATTATATTGATACCCCCTCTCCCCCTCTCACTCACTGCTAATGGACCGTATGGGGGCTTATGTCCACTTAAGAGGACACCCATAAACCACAACACATATTCCAATCCTTATTATATATCTACTATTTTTTTTTTTTAGGTAAGGTTGATTTTTCGATAGGATTTATCGAAGTGTCCTCTTTGGAGGTCGTTTGACACCCCACGCGGTGTTATGGTAGACTGAGGGGGAGAGCCGGGGGGTATCGAGGCATGGCATGGCGGTTGCCCTCTTCACCGTCCATTCGCTTTATTATATTAGGAGTCCTCCAATGGCAACTAGAACAGGCGCTAAACGTCATACACACAAGTACTACAAGTTCGATGGTTTGTGGCATTGCGCGCTCGAACGGTGTACGCATTTCATGCCACTCAATGTTTCCCATCAGGTGGAGGGAAAGCTCACGATATGTTGGGAATGCGGAAGGGAGATGACACTGAGCAAATTAGCAATGGAGAATGCGCAGCCAATATGTCCGGGTTGTGCAATGGGAGTCGATGAGGAAGGGTTAGCAGCATATCTCGAGAAGAAGGGTTTGTAATGGATCTCGATCTGATTATAAAGCAACGGAAGGACACGGACGTAGCGTGGTGTGCTGGATTCTTTGATGGTGAAGGTCATGTAGGCTACCATCGAAGCAGACCATCTAAGTCAGGTATTGTCAGTCCATTACTGTCAGCATCAGTACCACAAAACACTGAGAACATCGAAACTCTCGAATTCTTTCAATCAGTCATTGGATTCGGTAAACTGTACGGTCCTTACATCATTAATAAACAATCAGGTAAAACACAACACATCTTGAAATTCGGTACAAAGACAATCCAATCATTGTATTTCATTCTGCGCCCTTACCTGAAGAAAGAGAAAACAGACGATTTCCTACGCGCCATCCAATCATTCAATTCACACAATCCATCAATTACATCAGATGACATTACACGATTGGCTCAATTGGGTTGTCCTAAATGTAGGGTAGAATGGAATGGGATGATATGTCTGAAGTGTGGACACGGTATTTAATATGATATTCCGCTAGGCTGTTCGCCCAATGTCCGCTAGTCGCCGCCGGGGCCGACCGAATGTCGGCTCTGGGGCGACTTCTAGGGGAGGCTGTTCGACCTAACCTGTTGACTCCAAACGACTTCCCTATTTGGCCCGGATTTTGCACCCTACCAGGGCGGGCGGGGTGCCCTCCGGGGCACATTATAGCATCCACGCTATCCGCTATCTACTGAAACTCCGAAAGGACAGTATCTCGTGACTCACCTTCCGACAATCAAAGCCAGCAAGTATCGCGTATACTCCCAAGTACGCGAAGTCCACAAAGTAATTCAATGGAAGGAAGGATGCGTATTTCGTACGCGTTCAATGGGAATGATTGTCTGCTCACCAGAATACGCGGCATCACTCATTTACACAAGTAAGGGCGACATACAAGTCGGTCCAGTTTCTACGCGTGTGTCGCGTTACCTTTCATCCCTCTGATACCGTAAGGACAGATACCATGAAGAGATTCTTTTGCACCGTCTGCAAGCGCACAAAGCGCGTCAGGAACTATCCGGCCATCATTCAGGACGAGCATGAAAAGTTGCCCACGCACAGGCTTGGCGTGTGCAATCATCACTCCAATCCATCAGTCTATTCCACCACTGTTTCCCATGTTTCCCATGTTTCCACTACCCGGAAGGTAAGCTAATGGTATCTATTCTCCACAACTTCCGTAAGCACGCAGAGTGCGAATGCTGTGATGCTAAGGACGTAGATGTGTATCTCGTCCATGGCAATATGTGGCAGTGTGCTGTATGCAAGCAATCAGACGAGCAATTGGCTATCCGCACGCAGGAGGCACAGTCGTTTGTAGTCTCTTCCAAGGCAGTCGATTCAGCCGTTCAAATCAAGACGGATATCTTTTCGGCGAAGACGGTGGCAGCCATTGAATTGCATGGCGCTATCACGGCGGACGATGCGATTCCAGAGGCACAGAAAGAATACGCGTTCACGAAGGTGTGCTTCGAGCGATACATGCATTTCAAGCAAGTTGTGTTCGAGCAGAGACAGGCTCTGGTGGACATGGAAAATGAAATGCGTATGTGGCAGGTAAACGCACAGACTGCCGCAGGGCGGCTACGCGCAGACCTTCGCGCAGAGTTTAAGGCTCTGGATGTAACGTATGAGCCTAAGGCAGCGAAACCGGCTGCTGCTGGCAAGACACGCGCTCAGTCAGTATCTTCCAGTCAGTCACCGAAGGCATTGAAGCAGGCTCGCATGGAGGCTGCTAAGACCTATGGATTCAATGAAGCCATCATTGAGATGATGTGCAAACAGCACAAAATCAGCGCGGACGAGGCTGGTAAGCGACTCGCACAACAGCGTGCGGAGCGTGAGTCTGCTTCGCAGACGGTCTAGTCCATTCACTATCTTTCATTAACTGACGAATCGATTCCGCAAGGACGATAAAATGCAACGTCACGAAGCTACTCACTTGCTGCGAACTGAGCTCAATAAGTATGGTCTAACTGACTGGGCCGTTAGACTCAACAACAATCCTACCTCCCATTTCCTAGGACTCTGCTCCTACAAGGACAAGTGTATTATCCTGTCCTCCCATCACATCGATATGCATCCCGACGCGGATGTAGTCAACACCATCCTCCACGAGGTAGCACACGCGCTGTGTCCACGTCATGGGCACGATGAAGTGTGGGCTGCAAAGGCTCGAGAAATCGGGTGCGACAACACTTTGCCGTGTTCCAATCTTTCCCTCAGTCCAGAAATCATCGATGCCATTCGTTCGGGTGCGGATGTCGAAGTGACATTCGATGAGCAGGTGATACGCACTCCCAAGTATACGGTGACACGCCTTCAGGACAAGTGCGCTCAGTGTGGTAAGGTAGCTAAGACTGCTAAGGAAGTCACGATACCTAATCCACGCGAGGATAGACCGGACGCGAAGTACATCACTCTAGAGTGTGGACACGTCATCATCAAGTCTATCCCCAAGGGCACACCATTCCATACATTCCAGCTCGGCGGTGACCCTCTCTGCGCACATCAGTGGGATAAGAATACGTGCCTTCTGTGTGACCGCAAGAGGCCGTTTCAATTCCAGATTGAGGGGATGCAATTCCTAGAGCGTGCGCTGGCTACTGCTAGCGGTGGCGCCATTCTAGACGAGATGGGTCTGGGTAAGACAATTCAGGCAGGTGGGCTCATCAAATTCCATCCCGAACTGTGGCCTACTCTGTGGATTGTCAAGTCTGGTCTGAAGTATCAGTTTGCTTCATTCCTCATCAATTGGCTTGGCGTGGAACACGTCCCTCAGGTAATTAATTCCTCTTCTGATGTGTTGTGGCCCGGTCTGAAGCACTACATCATTGGCTACGATATGCTCGTACCCAAGGTGCGCACTCTGAAGAGTGGCAAGACAGTTACACAGGGCTTCGATGTAGCGAAGTTCGAGACGCGCGGTATCAAGTGTGTCGTGCTAGATGAGTGTCAGCAAATCAAGAATGCTGATTCGTCTAGGACACAGATGGTGCGGCGTGTAGTGAAGGGCCGTAAGGTAATTACGCTGTCAGGTACGCCATGGAAGAATCGTGGCTCTGAGCTATTCCCAATGCTCAACATGATCGATCCCATCAAATTCAATTCCGCTGAGTCATTCCGCCGTCAGTGGGTTGATATGTATTGGGATGGCAAGTATCTGAAGGAAGGCGGGCTCAAGCGCATTCCACAGTTCAAGGAATTCACGAAAGACCTGCTGATACGCCGTGAGCGAGCGGAAGTAATGCCGGAACTGCCTACCATCAATCGTACGAAACTGATGGTGCGTATGGACCCCGACATGGAGTCCACCTACGATGACGCAGTAGACGATTTCGTGAAGTGGTATCAGGAGCAGGCGGATGATATCAGCGGTATGATGATTATCGCTGCCATGCAGAAGATGCGCCATCTGGTGGCACTCGCCAAGATTCCTGCCACTCAGGAATACGTGGATGAGTTTGTGGAGGACACGGACAGGAAAATCGTCGTATTCGCGCACCATCAGGACGTGCAGGAAATGTTGTACGATGGTTTCAAGGACAAGTACGGCAAGGAAATGCCTGTCCTGCGTATCATTTCCACCATGTCTGGTGAAGAGCGTTTCGAGACGCAGAAGAAATTCAATGAGTCTCCACGCGCCATCCTCGTTGCTAGCACACTCGCTGCTGGAGAGGGATTGAATCTACAGACGTGCGCGGACTGCATCATCCATGAGCGTCAGTGGAATCCAGCGAATGAAGAACAGGCAGAGGGCCGATTCATTCGTATCGGACAGACGGCTACGCAGGTAAATGCTACGTACGCGCACATGGAAGGGCTCACAACTATCGACCCACAGTTGGATGGTATCGTGGGCCGTAAGCGCGTTCAGTTCCACAACTCCATGAATAATGGTGAGCTGATTCGATGGAGTGAAGACGATGTGATTAAGGAGTTGGCGGATACCATCGTCAACGCACACAACGCGAAGAAGAATCGCCAAGTGTTGGCGAAGACTGGAACGAAATAATGGCTGACTTCATCATCGAATACGTAATCACTCAAGTTCGTGTCGTCGATGTGACGGCACGTACCCGTGAGGACGCAGAGCGTGAAGTGAAGGAATGGCACGGGCAACTTAACACTGAAATGATATCAGAATCTGTCATTCTGATCAGAACTGAAGAGGACAAGTAAATGGCTGAAATGACTCTGAGACAGGCTGCTGCATTCGATTACAACGCTGGTAAGCCCAAGAAAGTGTTGGGGTGGACTGTCGTGTGTGCTGATCGGTATAAGTCCGGTCAGTCACGCGCGGCTCGTATCCGTGCGGGCGTGGGCAAGTCTGGTAAGAAGATGAAGTAATACAACGCGGGTGTGGTGGAACTGGCATACACAGCGGACTTAAAATCCGTCAAATGTCTTATCAACATTTTGAGGGTTCGACTCCCTCCACCCGCACTTTCATTAACTGGAGTATGAGATGAAGGCATTCAATCGAGTCAATCCACATGGCATCCGAATCTTTTTCACTGAGCTACTGGATGGTAGCACACACATTCGCACTCTCAAGAATCACATCATTGTGAATCATCCCATCGATCGGCTACGTCAGTCGTTCTATTACTGGTCTATCACTGGTATGTTCATTCAGGATGCATTCGATTACTTGACTCCAGATGAGCGTGAGTTCATTAAGACTGGCATCACTGTAGACGGTTGGAACCGTATCTTCAAATCAACTGATGGAGTGGAAAAATGAGATCACAACGTCGCGTAAAGGGTGGACGCAAGGCTCTACCAGCAAGTGTACTGAAGCAGATATGGCGTGAGGTGGACCGTCAGGCACGTCGATTCGATGTGTCACGTTCATTCGTTATCGCCACTGCACTCGCACACACGTTCGGTGTGAATGAGCAAGAGGACTACAAACAGGTGGGTACGCGTCAACTGAAGGATGTCTCGAAACGAAAGGTGAGCTAATGAATCCCAGTACAAAGAATGTCGATGAGGCATTCCTTCACGCGATCAAGTTGATATCCGAAACGTCATCGGGTAATGACGCGCAACTACTCGATCTGATTCGTATGATGACGAAGACGGTCCTTCTGTTGGAGGATCGGATTAACATCCTCGAGAATCATCTGCAACTGCTCACCAATCATATCGTCGCTATCGTTGTGGCTGATGCGATGGAAGGTGGCGACAACGGGCCTGTCAACTAGCTATGACTGATATCATACTACCTCCAAAGAAAAACGTCATCCTAGACGCCACTGTTCTGTCTAGTCTGATGAGCTGTGGTCGATTCCTTGACTTGCGTTTCAATCATCGATTCATTTCGGCTAAGGGCAAGTCCAATAGCCTAGAGATTGGATCATTGATGCACAAGGTCTTCGAGGTCTTCTACCAGCATCAGATCAAGGGCTTCCCACGTAGCGTATGTATTGGTAATGCGTTAATCGCAGGTCAAATGTATATCACCGGTTGTCCCCACTGTGCATCTGGTGATGTAGATAAGCCATCGTGCGGGCATGAGGCGGGCGAGTATCCTGGCCTGATGAACACGCCCGAAGACAACGATGGGCGTTACAAGACTGGGTGGAAGTTCGCCTTACAACGATGCGAGGAATACTTCAAACACTACGAGAATGACTCATTCGTTCCCATAGCGGCAGAGTGGGTGAAGGGCGAAGTAATCTACGAGGACGAAGAGATACGCGTCTTGTGGAAAGCTAAGTTCGATCTGACGCTGGACACGAATCAGATCGGTATCGTGTCAATGGATCACAAGACATTCAAGCAGAGGCGTGACAAGACGAGCCTATCGAATCAGTTCTTGGGACACTGTGTCCTCTTGAACAGTAGGAACGTGATTGTGAATAAGGTAGGTCTACAGACCAGCCTACCAATCACTGAATGTCTTACGCGCGAGATAGTCTCATACTCTGCTCAACGGATCGAAGAGTGGCGGAGTGAGATCATTCCGTACTATGCGTACAAGCTGCTCCAGTACACGGAGGCGGAGTACTTTCCACCCAACTTCACTCACTGCGATACGATGTATGGCCCGTGTCCATTCAAGTCAGTGTGCGAATCTGATCCGCGTATGCGTGAGGAAGTGTTGCGGAATGAATTCATTGTAGGTCAGGTGTGGGATCCTACGAACAAGGAAGACGAGTAGTGGAGACGGACGACATGATACTCGACTACTGTCCTGTGTGCGATGAGGATACCGCGCACGTCATTGTGAACGATCCCATCTTCGGCAAAGCACTCGAATGTACTGAGTGCAATACCGTGTGGGAAACTAACTGGGACGAGGAAATGGACGACGATGACTGAATGGCAATGGAGAGTAATTATAGCCCTGATTCGATATGTTATGAGTCAGCGGGTTGAATGGATAGAGTATACGGAAGAGGATGAGAGTGTCCTATTCGATGCTCTAAATAAAGAGGACGACAAATGAAGGAACTGTTCATCATTCGAGGCTTACCTGGAGTAGGTAAGTCAACTCTCGCATTCAAACTATACATCGATGTGTTTCCTTTCGAGGCAGATACATTCTTCACTGACTTGGATGGGAACTACAAGTACGACGGCACGAATATCGCTAAGGCTCATAAGTTCTGTCAGGAGTGTGCAGAGTCAGCGATGATTTATAAGAAGTCGCGTGTCGTCGTATCGAATGTGTTCGTGAAGCGGTGGATGATGCGCCCGTACTATGAGATGGCAGAGAAGCATGGGTATCAAGTCACCGAAATCACTCTGACGGGTCCACTCCATGAGTCCATCCATGGCGTTCCACAAGATCGGATAGACAAGATGCGAGAGGAGTGGGAACACTGATGGCAGAAAAATTATTAAGTGACAAGTGTGAAGAATTTATTGAGTGGTTAAAAGAAATGGGTGAATTTGGTGACTGGGATCCTAAAATCCAAATAGAAGTTCATAAAAAGTTAATCGAGATCATGACATCGAAGTATGAGCGGAGCGAATAAATGCCAACAATGAGTGACGTGAACTTTGATGGACTGTACTGTCTATTCAAGGGAGAACCTGGTACACGTAAGTCCACACAAGCTCTATCATTCCCTGGACCGCAATACTGGTTCTCATGGGATAGGAAGATGAATGGTATCCATCTGCCTATGAGGAAGTGGGGGATAGATCCGAAGACTATCACGTTCGATGACTACGATAACTGGTCTAAGCCGAAAGCTAAGTT